TATATAAGGTTAGTCGGTTCGGTGTTGCCGACCATGAAATATAATCCCGTCAGTCCGGAAAGGAAATATTGACCGAGTTCCCGATAGAAGATACGACTGAGATCGAGATATGTCACATTCTCATTATATGACCTCTGTAGAATCAACAGTTTTGTCACGAACTGGCGGAAAATGGAACGACAGATATCAAGTTTAGCCTGGCGGTCTGTCATATCGTTGAATGTGTACTTTGACAAGATAAATACGGTGTATGTCTCCTGCATGTTGAATCCGCCCGAGTTGCCGAACAGCTGACCGTCGTTGGTGTCGTCGACGGCGATGAAGTTGCAGGACTCGTTGAAGTTTGATATCACGTCTTCGAGAGATCCGATGCCGCTGCAGGTGCATGGAAGGAATTTGTTGTCGACCGCCAGTTTGTTTTTTTGGGTGAGGTCGTGGAAAAATGCGATGCTGTCGAATTTCATATCTTATTTTTTAAGTTGTTCAACTTCACGGGCCTTGTTGTCTAGCTCCGTAAGTGCCCGCCACACATCCTGATGCAGCACGGCATCCTCCTTGGTGATATCACCGTCGGTGAGACCGCGTATCTCGGAGTTCATCACATCGACCATCTTAACCTGGTCGTCGGCGTGCGATGGACGAAACAGATAAGAGAACTGTCTGGCGAACTCGTATTTGATCGCCGCATACCATGTGATGACCGCCAGTATAGACCGTGCGTCGAGATTGCCGTTGAAGTCATATTGATACAAGATGTTTGCAAGTTGTGCGATCATCTTGGTATCTTGTGTCTGGATATATGCCTGGTAATAGTTCTCCATGGTGAGATAGTCGACGAACGGCACGCCGTGCAGCATGGTGTCGACGGCACGGCCAGAGCCATATAATGTAACGAGGCGGACATGCATGTTATCTGCAGTGTCGAGATATTCCAACTGATGAATATATGATGATATCTGCCATGAGTGGATAACGAAGGTGACACGATGACTCTTATCGTCGGTTGTGGAACATAGCCATCCCTTCTCATCCCGACGATGGACACGGAAACCCGCAAAACGGCATAGCATGTGGACCTTGGCTGCGTCCGGACTGAATGTCGACAGACAGAAGAAGGCATAACGCAGCTGTGGTTGTGTCATCTCATCCCATGACTGAGGTATCTGCAGGTGCAGGATACCGTCAGAAAATGTAGGTCGGGTCGTCTGAAGTGTTCTCATAAGGCGTAACATGTCTGGCGGCATACTCTTTTGATGCCGCATAAGTTGGGTATTTATTAATATTCTCTTCGAGATGACGGATAATATTTTCCTTCATTAGTCTTATATCTCCATTATTCATGCATATAGCACAGATTATGGCTTGACAACGATTGACAATGAAAATATCGTTAGGATCTAATAATTGATCGGAACGTATATCGTTTAACAGCTCCTGGTGATATTTGTCAGATATGATATCAGCAATGATATGATTTTGATTCATTGCTCTAAATTGATAGACTCGATATTCATGCTGTGACATGACATGTGAAATGGAACCAAATAGGGAAAATGTAGATTTTTTATAGCATAAATTATTGATATTCCTTTGAGCCTGCTCTGTTTCAGACCATCCCTTAATTTTAGTTAGAGACGTTATTAAAAAATCAATAGCATTATCCCAGTCATTACTAATTTCCTCTTTTAACGAATCTATTCTGAATTGCGATGCCGGAGCAACGTTTTGATTGCTGACTACTCCGAATCCCGTATTGGTAATGGTAATGTCATTGGTATTTAATCTATTGAAAAAAGAATCGACGCACATCAATCTTTTTACATTCTCTTTAAAAATGTCAGGTTTATTATTATAGTCATCGCAGACAGCATCTCCGAGGAAAAATGACTTTATCGTTGTAAAGCAATCGTCGAAATACTTGGCGCACCGATCGAATATCACGTTGTCTGGCATCTTGGCCACCGGGACGAACTTCTCAAACTCATCCTTCGTTATTGCTGGAGTCTCCATTGTTATTGTTATTTAGGGTTTTCTTTTTGGAATCTGTGTTCTCGTCAAGCGTGGTTAACGTGATGATAGGGACATCTGGATAAACCTTCTGGCTCCATCCATTGAAGCCGATGACGACCTTGTGAGGCATAGCCATGATATCATGGAACGGCTTCTCGATGCTCTGTTTGAGCGTAAACAGCTCACGTTTGTCGCTGCCGCTGTTGTTAGACTGCGATTTGCCAGGTGTGGCACCAACGAGATTGGGATGTATGTTGTCACCGTAACAGGTCATATTGCTGGCCTCCTGCATGTCTTCGGACCAGTCACCGCCCTCTTTGGACGTATCGATAAGGTTCACCTTGATCATGTGCTTCTCGCTCCCTGACGGGTCAAGGCTGAACTCGGAGACGAGCAGCTTGTCTAGGTTGTCGTTGCCGGCGACGAACTTCTTGATATTCTCCTTCTCCTTTTTGATGCGTTCAATCTTCTTTTCCGGATCTGTGATACCCTCGTTGAGAAATAGGTTGTTCCAATAATCCGTATTAATCTCGATGTGGTAGCGCAACGATGTATGGTTCTTCATCTTGGCTTTCTTGCCTTTTGAGATGAGCGAATAGATGTCATACCAGTCGTCACGGAAGATGGCTGTGTAATATGCTGTAGGGTAATATCTGTATCCCGGTGTCGGGAACCTGGTCACGATGGCGAACTTGCGGTCACGTGTAGGCTTGTTGAGCTGACCATGACTGTTGGGTATCAATCCCATACGGCAGCGCAGGTCACCGAACGGATTGTCCTCGTCGAGCAGCGGTATAACCTCAATATCCTTAGGCACCGGTTTACGCCAGTTGGCGAATAACACGTGATCGATAATACCGCCCTGCGCCTTCTCAAAACGGATATTGCATGTCTCTCTATGTCGTAACGACACGATCTTGTCGCCCTTGCGGTTGAGAATAATGACGGAAACGGCGAAAAAGTAATATTTCATGTCGGTGCACTGCTCCAGTTGGAACTTGGGCATCGGGTTATTGTCGAAGAAGTCGATGATGTCTTTGTCTTCAGACTGCGCTTTCGTCTTGCGGTCGGCGTATATGAGCCCGTTGCCGTAGCATGTCACAACGTTGAACAGCTTATTCTGTGACATCACCTGATTTTTAGCGATAAGATGGATTATATCATAAGGAAGAAGGTTGTCCGATCCCCAATTGATGTAATTATATTGGCGGCCGTTTACCGTGATCGAACTGAATGAGTCGTCGGTATCCTCGTCGAATGTCTGCGCACTGTCGTTCTCATACCCCGACACGCTGTTCTGGACAGGTATGTCGAAGTCGAAATATGCCGGGTTGAATCTATCTGTTGTCATAGGTATATGGAATGTTTATTGAATTTGAAAATGAAAATATCCGGAACCGCCCTGATCTGCCCGTTGTCCGGATTCATCAGCCGATGAACGCCGCCACGCCAATGCGCCCCTTTGACGAGCCACCCGTCATAGTGTATCGTCTCACCCGTGCTGCGCCACGCCCAGATGTCGACCCTACGGTTCATGATGCGGCAGATATCCATCTGTCGCCGCATGTCGTTGATATGTATAGCAGGGTAATGCATCAGTTAAATGATCTATCGAATGTGTTATCGAAGATACGACCGGGATGAGACAGCTGCAGCACGTTCTGCATGCGCTGCGCATATCGGTAAGAGAAGGTGAATGACGGCATGGCGTCGTCATCATTGGAACGCTCGGATTTGGACTCTGTGATAGTGATACGCTTGTCAGGCTGATTGTCGACGAACAGATATATCTCATGTGAGCGGAACAGGTCATCGGCCCAGTTAGCCATCGGCACATTAAGGATGCCCGTGTTGGCCTTGAATACGCGTGTCTCGTCTATCACGAAGTTGACATACTGCCCGTCACGGTATGTAGCAGACCTATTGTATTCCGGTGCCACCTGATGTGTGCCGGTGCAGTATAGTAGCTCCTGGCATCCGAAGCTGTTGGTGAACAGCAGAACAGGAGCGCAGTCATGCGACACCTGGTCTATCTTGAACGACTGTGAACGAGTGCCGACGGTGACGTCGTATCCGATGAGCGTCTTGGATGATCTCTCGAACTGTGATGGAGACACATCGAACACATATATGTTGTTCGACCCAGTGCCCTTGACGGATATGACCTCTTCGGTGACACCTTCGCCACCGTAATAACGGGTGGTCACTGAACCCTCTGAATCACCGTATGTGTAGAGGTATTCTTTGCGGTCGATGGCTGTGATCTTGTCGCCTGTCAAAATGGTCAGGAAATGACTAGTCAGGAATGATGTAGCCGATATCTGGACATCAGCATTGGCATATATGACGGTGCAGTCTATCGATGTGGTGTTGGCTATGGCAGTCACACCGTCAGTCGTCGCATACTCATCAATCTTGATATTGACGGATATTGATCCGGACTGCATGGCATAAGGAGCCAATAAAGACGACAGGTCGCGAAGTGTGATGGTGCCGGTATTGTCGGCATAATAAGTCTCGGACAGCACCGTGTCACTGTTGCTCGTCAACGTGATATGCGCATAGTCGCCAGTGATAGCAATAGACAGATTGGGTATCGCAGAAGAGAAATAAGTGCCGTTAGGCTGTGATTTGACTGTAATCATATTTTTTATTTATCACAAAAATAATGGCCTTT